ACTACTCCGTCCTGATGGGTAACCATGATGGTTCTCGGAACTTGGATGAAATCTCTTCATTCGAAATTCTGGAACGCATGTTGCTGCATATCCCCAACGTGAGCTTCATTCGGAAGAAGAAAGAAATCCTACTGTCGGACAATGAGAAAATTCTCCTGTGTCCATATGACTTCTTTACTCCAACGGCTGAGGGTTTTGCTAACTTTAAAGGGAGCTATGTTGCTGTTCTTGGTCACTGGGATGTGATCACAGTTGAGAACAAGCACAACGCAATCCCAGTTGAAGAGCTGTCGAAGGGGACCAAGTTGATCATCACTGGTCACGACCACACTCGCCGGACCATCCCGCATGGTGACGTGACGGTCATGGTGACAGGTTCTATGCAACCTTACAGCCACGGTGAGGACCCAACAGGGATTATCTACGTGACCAAGACGTTGGAGGAATACGAAGCCGACCCAACTCTGTACCACCATAAGTGCCTCAGACTGAAGCTGAAAGCTGGGGAGTTTCCTCCAGAGGATGTTGATGCTCTGCAGTTCACTTATCAGTACGTGACAGTGGCCGAGATCGAAGAGACCGAAGTTAAGATGGAAGAATTCTCCTTCAAGACTTTGTTCGAAGAGACCTTCAAAGCCAACGGGTTGGATCAAGCGACCATCGACGTGCAGTGGGCCAATTACACTGAAAGGAACAGTGATGCTACACAAACTTAAGTTTGAAGTTCAGTTCAGCTCAACGGGGAAAACAATCTCCGGTGAGCACAACTTCTTGCCGGGTATGACAGCGATCACAGGTCCAAACGAGAGCGGTAAGTCTCTCCGTTTGGAAATGATCCGTTATGCTTTGTGGGGCAGTGCAGCTCTACGTTCATCAGCTTCGAGCTATTCGAAGTTGCAGGTGCGTCTGGACTTCAGTGTCCAAGGCAAGGAACACTCCTTGTTTCGGAACAAGAACACTGTCACTTTGTTCCGAAACTCGGAAGAGAAACCATTCGTGACAGGGACGAAGCCAGTCAACGCTGCAATCTCCAAACTGTTTGGTTACGGGATGAACGTGTTCGACGTGGCCAACGCTTGCTTGCAAGGGCAGGTCGAAGCCCTAACCAGCATGAAACCAACTGAGCGTAAGAACATGGTGGACCGAGTGATCGGTCTCGATACCATCGACGACATGGTTAAGGACATCGCTGCTGAGGCTTCAACTCAACGCACTGAGATCGACGTATTGACAAAGCAGTTGATCCCCAACCTGACAAAACCGGAAGTGCCGGAGGTAGGTTACTTCGCCACGGCTGAGTCCCTACGAGAAGGACTGGCTGCAATCCAACAACAGGTCACTAAGAAGGCCGCGTTGGAGGCTGAACTCAATGCGTTGAAGTGCGATCCTCCAGAAGACTTAATGGAAACGGACCTTCCAACAGTTGAGAAGCTGATGGAGATCGGCTTCGAACTGAAGACGACACTGACTGAACGCACTCGTCTCCAAAAGAAACTTGCGGAGACAGAAGAGGCAGTGAGTTTCAAAAGCCGTTGGACCGAACAACAGATGTTGGACTATCTGAACGATGTTGATGCCCAGTGGGTTGCATACAACCAATATGTAGCTGATCGCGCTCGGTACAAACCTCACAGCAACTTACCAATGACTGAGTTGGGTTTGATATCCGCAGCGGTTCATGCTCAACCAATGGTGGCTATGATTAAGTCGTTGGCGTCTCACAGAGCTGAATGCCCTGAGTGTCGCCATTCTTTCCCGTTGGATCAAGAGAAGATCAACGAACTCGAAGCAAAGTTACCCAAAGGGAACCTTGACTTCTACTTCAATCTGTTCGTGACAGAGTATGATTCCAATGCAAACAAACTTGGGATGGACATCGTCAATGCTCCGATCTATTACGCCATGGAGGAAGTGAAGGAACCTTCGCAACCATACCTTGGCCCAGAACGGGAGATTAAGGACGAGCTGTCCAAACTTCGTAACACTCAAGGGTTGGAAGCAAGTGCTCAGATAACCAGAGAGTTGCTGGAGCGTTTGCAAATCGAACTGGCTGACCCTAAGTTCCTTGGGTTGGAGGAGAAACTTTTTGAGCGTAAAAAATACGACGCTAAGGTTTTGTGGATTGAAAAGCAGAAGGAGAAGTATGCTGCCTATGTTGCTTTGAAACATCGAGCCGAACCAGAACTGGCCTTACTAACCAATCTGGATAAGCGATTGGAAGCAGGTAACGCGCTTCTGACCGCAGCCATTCAATACGAAAGTGACATGAGAGCTTTCATGTTGAACAGTCAACGCAACGACGATGTGAAGAAACAGATCGCTGAGTTGACAGAACAGCTTGAGAAGAACAATGCCATCCGTAAGTCTTTGAACGATATCAAACCAAAGGTGAAGACCTATTTGATCCCGTCATTGAACCGTGTGGCCAGTAACTTGGTCTCTCAGATGACCAACGGGAACAGAAACAAGATAGAAGTTTTCGATGACTTCGAAATCCTTGTTGACAACCAGCGTGTAGAAGAGTTATCTGGTAGTGGGAAAGCAGTTGCTAACCTTGCTGTTCGGATCGCACTGGGGACTGTCCTTACTAACAAAGTCTTTAGTGTATTGTTGGCTGATGAAGTTGACGCCGCTATGGATGATGAACGAGCCGCTTTCACTGCCCAATGCTTACGGAACTTGAAGGAGAAGACTTTCTCCCAAATTGTTCTCGTAAGTCACCAGAAACCCGAAGCCGACCATCAAATCGAATTATAGGAGAGTAGAATGACCACATTAACTGAAGCAGACCGTTACAAAGTTCTTGAGACCCTGTCCCGCATGAAAGGTTCTGTTGAGAAGACAGCCTCTCGTTTGGGGTTGACACGCCGTCAGGTTGAAGAGATCGACATCATCGAGAACCGCAAGTTCAACTACACCCGCGAGGGCCGTGGCCGTCCTGAACTGCAGAAGTACATCGTTGCCATCCGTGACGTTGATCACACTTCGGCTTGGGACTTGAAGGACACGAAGATCGCACAGGCTCGTGACCTCTATGACCAAGGCTTGGTTGAGATCACAACAGGCCGTGACGGTTTCAACTTGATCCTGTACGCGATCCCTCGTCACAAACCTGCAATCCGTAAACCGTACTTCGTGACTGAAGAAGCCCCTTTGAACCCTAGCTTGAAAGCAAACTAACATGAGCCTAAATGATTTCGACGCAACCTACCATGGGTTGCTGACTAAAATTCTTGAGCTGGGAGAACTACGTTCGGATAGAACGGGGACCGGGACAAAGTCTATTTTTGGGACCCAAGCGGCCTTCGATCTATCACACGGCAAATTTCCTTTGTTGACGACAAAGAAAGTCAATACCAAGGCCGTTGTCAACGAGTTCTTGTGGATGATCACCCATGGTAGCACTGATGTTGCTTGGTTAAACCAACGTGGCCACTCTTTTTGGGACGCTTGGAAAAAGGAGGACGGTACTATTGGTCCGGGGTATGGTAAACAATTTCGGAATATAAAGACCGCCGACGCCGTTGTACCCAAAGTTTTTGACGTTTATGACACCCCAGTGGAAAACGCAACGGTTTTTGGGGTTGGACGGTTGGGGGACTATGATCGTTCAGCGCCAATGGTGGAGGGATTAAAATCCATCTGGAGAGATATGCTTCGTCGGTGCTACTATAAGGCTTCTTCATCCTACGCTTCTTACGGCGCGAAGGGTGTTCATGTTGAACCTAGATGGTTGGACTTTGCAAATTTTCAACAAGATGTTACAAAAATTCCGAACTACCTTAATAAATTGGAGTGGCCTGAAGAGTACACCCTTGACAAGGATATTTTATTTGCCTCAAATCGTTACAGTAAGGACACCTGTATGTGGGCTACTCATGAAGAACAGAGTTGGAATACTTCCACCAACCGGGCTTTTTATGCCGTGTCCCCTGAGGGAGTGAGAAAGTTATTTCCCTCTATAGGAGAGATGGTTCGTAACGAGGGGGTGAATACCTCAGCGGTCCATCGCTGTTTAGATAAGGACATTAAACTACATACCCATCATGGTTGGAGTAAGTTTGAGTACGTGGAAAATGAGGTTATGCGGTTCCGTAAAGTCGACCAGATAAAGGACGTAATAGCCTCGATTAAACACAACCCTGACTCTCGTCGTCATATTATATCCTTATGGGCTCCTGCTGACGTACCTTTTATGGGTCTACCCCCTTGCCACGGTAATCTTATACAGTTTTATGTGCGTGGGGGAACACTTGACCTTCAAATGTACCAGCGTTCGGGGGATGTCTTTCTCGGTGTGCCTTGGAACATTGCGTTCTATAGCCTGTTCCTAGTGGTTATAGCGCAATTAACTGGGTTGACACCGGGGGTGTTTACACACTCCTACGGAGACCTACATATATATACAAACCATTTTGATCAAGTTATGGAGCAATTGTCCCGTGATTCCTACCCCGCTCCCACGCTTAGTATTAACCCTGAGGTAACCTCAATTGAGGATTTTACTTTTGAGGATTTTACCTTTACCGACTATCAATCCCATTCAACTATTAAAGCAGAGGTGTCAGTATGATCTCCTTCTTCACAAACTCGGGTCGAGCAATCGACCTCGGAAACCTTCTTCCCGAGGATATCGACATCCATGAGATCGCTAACGCGCTCTCAAACTCATGTCGCTACAACGGGCAAACCAGTCGCTTCTATTCCGTTGCGGAACACTCAGTCTTGCTGTGTGAGTATGCGCTGGACAACGACTACAGTGAGGGTGTGCAAGCAGCCTTGCTGATGCACGATGCCTCTGAGGCCTTCTGTGGTGACATCGTGTACCACTTGAAAGCAAAGCTGCCGGAGTTCATTGCGTTGGAGAATAAAATCCTAAAGGTCATCTTTGATCATTATGGGCTTGACGACAACTGCAATGATCTGATAAAGAAATTGGATCGAGCAATCTGTGTTGATGAAATGTACCAGTTGATGGGAGGAATTGACCCTCAGCTGTTCATTCAGAACCCCAACATCAGACCGCTCAACGTCTTGTGCGAGGGTCTCACACCGGATGAAGCGAAAGCTAAGTTCCTCTATCATGCAAAACGTCTTTTAATTTCGGGAGCAGAATAACATGGCTACAATCTTTCTATTGAATGGCCCAGCAGGATCAGGTAAAGACACTGCGGCAAAGTATCTGGCAGATCGTTTCGAAGGGGAGGTCTCAAAGTTTGCGGCCCCCATCAAGGACGCTGCAACCGCTATCTATTGTGGCGGGGACCGTGATTGGTTTGACGAGTTTGACTTGGATCAGGAACGCAAGAACCAACCGGACCCAGTGTTCTATGGTAAGTCCTGCCGTCAGGTCCAGATCGACATCTCCGAAGACTTTCTGAAGAAGTCCCACGGACCGGGTATCTTCGGTGACATTCTGACCACACGGATCATAAATGGTGATTCAGAATTCTACTTCGTTTCTGACAGTGGCTTCCGTCCAGAGGCCGAATGTATCATCAACGCCTTTGGTGCGGATGAAGTGGTCCTGATCCGTCTCCACCGCGACGGCCACACCTTTGAAGGTGATAGCCGTAGCTACATCAACCTCGATGACCTCGAGGTTAACTCCTACGACGTTACAAACGTCACTGGCCAGCAGGAAGAAATGTTCCGCCAACTGGCTTCAATCGTAAAAGCAAACTATCAATTCGAAGAGGAATCATTCTAATGGAAAACAAAGAGTACATCGAACAAACCCGCCGCACCCGTGCGGAACCAAAGATCAACCTGACTGGTGAAATTTTCACCAATGGTCAGCAGGTCTTGCGTCAAGCAGTGGACGTTATCTATGCGGGGGTCGTAGCCGACTCCATCAAACGTGCACTGTTCTATGGGGACCCAAAGGTGGGGGAACGCGTTGAGGCTGCTAGAGTTCGTATGATCGATATCTACAAGGCCATACAGGCAAAACCAGAACTGGTCATTCCTGAAGATAAGATTAACTTACTCCATGCAATCGTCGGTGTGGCCAGTGAGGTTGGTGAGATGATGGAAGAGCTTATCAACTCTATCATTGAGGACCGTCCAGTTGATCAGGTCAACATGAAGGAAGAGCTGGGTGACAACCAATGGTACATTGCAATGGCCTTGGATAGCATCGAAGAAACCTTTGAGAGCGTCCACCTGTCCAACATCGCCAAGTTGGAGCGTCGTTACCCTGAGAAGTTCACTCAGGAAGACGCTTTGAACCGTGATGTAGGAGCGGAAAGAGTCGTTCTGGAGCAGTAAGCCTCCTTGCTTATTTGGTCCTGTTTATGAGAAGATGGTCTTTCCGGTTGTTGCCGGAAAGACTTTCTCAATCACCTTTATATTTGGAGTTGCTCAATGCGAGTGGAACACACCCGTGACGAAAACCTAACTGACTTTGGCAAGGCGACATTGACGGATCGCTATCTGATGCCGGGGGAATCCCATCAAGATTTATTTGCGCGTGTCGCAAAGTTTTATTCTAATGACGAAGAGCATGCACAGCGATTGTATGATTACATGAGCAAGCTGTGGTTCATGCCAGCAACTCCAATCTTATCAAACGGAGGTACAACCCGTGGCTTACCAATCTCCTGCTTCCTCTCCGAAGCTGCCGACAACATGGAAGGAATTGTTTCCAACTGGACTGAAAACGTATGGCTGGCCTGTCGAGGAGGAGGCATCGGAACCTACTGGGGTAATATCCGTGGCCTTGGAGAGCGCATTGGGGAAGTCGGAAAGTCGTCAGGTGTGGTGCCGTTCATTAAGGTTCAAGACAGCCTTACTTTGGCAATCAGTCAGGGATCACTTCGCCGTGGGTCCGCAGCGATTTACATGCCCATCAATCACCCCGAGATCGAGGAGTTTATTGACCTCCGTAAGCCAACAGGCGGTGATGCAAATCGTAAGTCCCTCAATCTCCACAACGCGGTCGTTATCGACGACGCTTTTATGGAGGCGGTACGGCGGGACCTTCCCTACAATCTATGTTCCCCGAAAACTGGACTGGTCATACACACAGTATCAGCTCGAAACCTATGGATTAAAATCCTCACCTCCCGCGTTGAGACTGGTGAGCCCTACATCATGTACGGTGATACAGTAAACGCAGCAGCCCCGCATCACCAGAAGAAGCTAGGGTTGAAGGTGAAGACCAGCAACCTCTGCAGTGAGATCACTCTGCCAACAGGTATCGACCACCTTGGCAATGACCGCACTGCTGTGTGCTGCTTGTCCTCCTTGAACCTTGAGTATTACGACCAGTGGAAAGATCATCCTAAGTTCGTCAAGGACGTAATGTACTTCCTTGATAACGTGTTGCAGGACTTCATTGACAACGCTCCAGCCACTCATGCTCGTGCTGTGTACTCAGCAACACGCGAACGTGCTATTGGTCTTGGTGTTATGGGTCTACACTCATTGTATCAGCAACGTGACCTGCCATTCGAGAGTGAAGCAGCCGCGCAGTTGAACCGGAATATCTTTGCTAACATCCGTTTCCGTGCTGAGATGGCTAACGCAGCTATTGCGGAGGAACGTGGTGATTGTCCTGATGCTCTGGATGCGGGGTGCTCTAACATCCGCTTCTCTAGCATGATGGCTATTGCACCTACTGCCTCTATCTCCATCATCTGTGGTGGGGCCTCTCCGGGTGTGGAACCTAACGCTGCCAACCTCTACACCCATAAGACACTGTCTGGGTCCTTCACTGTGCGTAACAAGTACCTTCAAAGGGTGCTGGGTGGGCATGGTGCGGACACACCAGAGGTGTGGTCCTCCATTGCCAACAATGAAGGGTCGGTACAACACTTGTCGTTCTTGAGTGATGAAGCTAAGGCGGTGTTCCGTACTGCCTTTGAGATCAACCAAGCGGCCATCATCCAACAGGCTGCTGACAGAGCCCCAATGATCGACCAAGCACAGTCGATCAACCTGTTCCTGCCGGGTGATGTGTCCAAGAAAGAATTGCATGAACTGCATTTTTCTGCTTGGGAAAAAGGCGTGAAGACGTTATACTACTGTCGTTCTCGATCAATCCAACGGGCGGACAAACCATCCGAGAAGATTGAACGTGAGATCATTCCTGAAATTCAAAAATACGAAGTGTGCGAGGCTTGCCAATGACCGAGAACTTACTAGACAACCCAAACAACTCACCGCTCTTTATCAAGAGCCACGTCTTTAAACCGTTCAGGTATCCGTTTGCCTATGAAGCTTGGTTGAAACAAAACCAAGTTATCTGGCTCCCGGATGAAGTCCCATTGGCTGACGACGTGAAGGACTGGCAGCACAATGTGACACCAGAAGAGAAGAATTTGCTCACGCAAATCTTCCGCTTCTTCACACAGAATGATGTGGAAGTTGGCGGTGTTTACATCGACCAGTATTCGAAGGTGTATGGGCCGAACGAAATCCGTATGATGTTCACAGGCTTTGCCAACGTGGAGTGCGTCCACCAAGCTGCCTATGCACACCTGTTGGACACCGTTGGGATGCCAGAGGTTGAATATTCAGCGTTCCTGAAGTACAAGGAGATGAAAGACAAGTTTGATTACATGCAGTCGTTCAACGTCAATACACGACGTGACCTGCTGAAGTCTATGGCTTGCTTCTCTGCGTTCACAGAGGGTCTGCAGTTGTTCGCTTCGTTCGCCATGCTGATGAACTTCCCCCGCTTCAATAAGATGAAGGGGATGGGTCAGATCGTAACGTGGTCGGTCCGTGACGAGACACTGCACGTTAACTCCATGATCAACCTGTTCCGTATTACGGTCAAAGAGAACCTCGACATTTGGGATGATGCCATGAAGGCTGAAATCTATGAGGTCTGCCGTCAGATCGTAATGCACGAGGATGCCTTTATCGACCTCGCGTTTGAACTGGGTGGTGTCGAGGGTATGACAGCCGACGAGATCAAACAGTACATCCGCTTCATTGCGGATCGCCGTTTGACACAGTTGGGTATGAAGCCCCAATACAATGTGGAAGTGAACCCACTGCCATGGATGGATGAAATTCTGAACGCTCCAGAGTTCGCCAACTTCTTCGAGCAACGCTCGACTGAGTATTCCAAAGCGGCAACCACTGGTACGTGGGGAGAGGCCTTTGAGGGTTTGAAGGTTCCAGACCAATGGTTGGTTTACGGACAGGCTAACTGCCCTCAATGTACGACAGCCAAGAACATCCTGAGTGTGAAAGGGGCTGCATACCAGTACGTCGATCTGACGGGGGCCCCAACCACAAAGCAGGAAATTTATGAGAAGACGGGAGCGCGGTCCATGCCAATGCTCTTTAAGAACGGTGAGTTCTTCGGTTCGATTTTTGATCTTGAAAAAGAGTTTGATATGGGTTAGGATAATAAGTCTGCAAACAATCTGACGACATATGCTGCAAGCCCCAAGGGCCCCATCCACAATGTGGATGGGGCCCGAGCTTTTATTCCTCTTCGAATGCAGCCACCCACATTTTACACAGCTCTGACCGGACACAGTCCTGTGCGGTGAACTCAACCACTCCGGCGGGGATGTTGTGTTGCTTGATTTTATCCATCGCCACCTTGAGGCCTGAGTTCTTACCGATGTCGGATTGCTTCAGGTCCCCGCTCACGACGACACGCGCTCCCTCACCCAGTCGGGTTAGGAATAACTGCATCTGCTCTGGGGTGGTGTTCTGGGCCTCGTCCAGTAGGACAAAGCAATCCTTGAAGGTACGGCCACGCATGAAACCAAAAGGCGCAATCTCAATGTCGCCAGCTTTCATCGCTTCTGCTGTTGCTCCTTTACCCAGACACTCCTCAATGATCTCCATGATAGGAATCAACCACGGTTGCATCTTTTGATTGATCCCACCGGGTAAGAAGCCGTAATCCTCTCCACCCGCGTGGACCGCAGGGCGTGTCAGGACTAGTTTCTTTACTGTCCCGCGCAGATACATAGCACAGGCTTCCACCGTGGCGACATACGTCTTCCCGGTGCCAGCAGGGCCGATAGCGAAGGTCTGATCGTATCCACGGATACAGCGGATCAACTTACCTTGGTTATTACTTCTTGGGGTGATTTGCAGGATACGGTTAGCACGTTCAGCGTCATTAACTTGGTTACGTTGACGTTTCTTTTCTTTACTCATGCGTTACTCCTAAGCAACAGAGCTGGTCCTACACCAGCGGTAATACCCTATAGGCAATGCTCCATATAAACGGCATTGTTTTGATCGACAGCAAGCTTTTGGGTATCTGTGCCAGCGTGGAGTGTAGGCACAACCGTGTAGGTTGTGCAGAAGTCCAGCTTAATTGTTGGTTGTGTCATCGAAGCGGTCACGCACCCGCTGGCGGTAATCAGGATCAGTAGCGACGCGATTAGCAACAGCGTTTGCTTTTTTTGTTTCTTCATGGATCACCTTCGCTTGCTTCTGAGCAATTTCCAATTGGTTGATCTTCTGTGCGCTTTTACCCGACTGTCTCACGCCGAAGAGCACTGCTGCCACTGCCAATGCAATAGCCCCGTAGAGTGCAATCTTCGCCGTGATCCAGTTGAACATTATCTAAGCCCTTTTTTACGATCTTCAATACGAGCATACACGATATACCCGATAGCCGCAATAGTAATTACGCCGAGGACCATGGGGGCGTATTCAGCCAGCTGGCCTAACAGTGGAAACGCAGGGGCTGTCTTATCAACGATCTCTGCTACTACTGAGACCGCCGTTGCACCCGCAGCCACTTGGGATGCCTTGATGGTTGTGCTGCCTTTCAGGTCTTGCTTGTTGGGTTCGACACCCGCTAAGACCAGACCCTTCGTAACCTGACTGTCGGTGTATGGGAAGACCCATGCAGCACCTTGCAGGTTGTTTTCGTGCTTAATCATCGCACGGATCATTGGTTCCAGATGGTCGAAGTTGTGAACGTCGATCACGTCGTGAACGCCTACACCCATCCCCAGAGCCACTTGCTTGGCATAGCCGCTGGTGTTCTGGGTGTATTCCTTGCCTGTCTCTGGCACTCTCCCTACGGGCGGGGCCCAGCGGTTGATGATCTTCGCTACGGTGTTCAGGCCGTAATCATCTTGATAGTTGATCAACAGACGGGCCATAGCACGGATACCATAGGTCGGGTCTTTGAACGTGAAGAACTCTGCATCGGGTTGGCTGTCGGCCAGACCCTGCCACTTGTCCTTGGATTTACGAATGTTGCCGGGATTGTGGTTGCGGATTCCCCGCGATACCTTAGTCATTATTTCTTCTCCTGCATGACAGTGTTGATTACAAGGTCAATCTTAGCGGTGACCAGTTCTTTTAAAGCGTGGATGTTAGAGTTCACTTCGCCTTTAACCGAAGCAATCATTGCTTGCATCTGGTCCATGTTCCTGTAGAAGTCTTCCTTATGGATGTAATTGTCCCGCATCTTATTGAGATGGCTATCGACTGATGCCTCTTGGGCCAGTCGCTCTGCGCGTTCGCTGTCGTCTGCTTTCACTCGGGCGTCCCTTTCTGCTTCCACTTTTTTGTCCATATAGGACATCATGAATTTGATGATCGCAAAGGTTTGGGCCCCAATTGCAAGGAATAACGAAATCGCTGCAAGCCAAAATTGATGATCCATTAAGTTACTCTCCTGATTAGTACACAACCAAATTAGTGGGGATTTCTGCTGTTGATACAGTGACCTCGTAGAATTTTCCCCCAATACTTCCCTCGTACCCTTGAAGAGAACCAACTAAGGTAATAAGATCCCCTGCCGCGACGGTAAAATCACCTGAGCGAATGTGGGGGGTTCCCAAAACATCCGACTCAATAGCTGACTGGAAAACCCCGTTCTTATAAACGTAGGCTGCGAACTTCCGGAAGCCATCTCCGGGTGAGAAAGTTCTTTCCATTTTAACATTGATCCGGATTGATCCTGTTTTAGGAATTGAAATGGAGCAGATAGGGAGGTTATTCCCCCCATTCCTGAGGGGACTTTGGGTGGAACTTGGGTCAGAATAGAAGTACCCAATCTGGACGTTTGGTGATAAAGTTTTAACAGCGATGACGTTTGCCCCGGCGGTCATAGTCGAGGTTAGTACCCCAAACGTCAAGTCCCCACGCAGAACCTTGTTTACGTCACCGCCCCCACTCAGTGTAAAGGGGATGCCCGAGGCGTTGAAACCCAGCAGAGTGTTGACAGGGCCGTTGGCCAGCTTGTTGATGTTCAGCGTTCCTGTAGCGACCTTGTCGTTTGTTACGACACCAGTGGCCAGCATTGCTGAGGATGTGATGGAGCCCAGATAGGCAAGGGCACCGAGGTCTTGGTTACGGACCAGATTACCCGGAGCACCTGTGCCGACGTCCAGCAAGGCTGCTGGGCCCAAGCCTAGCAATGTGCGGACATCTGCTTTGTTCTGTGCCGTAGGGGCGAACACGCCCCAGCTACGCCACATCTCGACCCACTGGGCAGAGGTCAGGTCGTAAGTCAGAGCGATCATTTGGTTGGGGTGGTCCATCAGGACGTCACCCCCAGTTGCTAACGAGATTTTCCCGGAGCCTGTCACCTGATGCTTGAGAGTGATTGGGCGGGAGGAAGATGTGATCCTCAGGAAGATGGTCTTGGCCCCGACGTTTGTGGCCAGAATGTGTTCCAGATCATCCGAGGCGGAGGTGTTCTCCGTGTCCATGATGACAAGGCAACGCTCTGGCTCAATGGTCCCCAGCTCAATCTCAACGCTCTCCGGGGGAGTTGCGACGGCGATCTGAGCAAGGAAGTCGTACAGGTTTCCAAGGGCTGCTTGGAACTGGGCTTCGGTTGTTGTGCCGCCCGTAAGATCGGTCTTGGGAGGTAGGTTAGCCATTTAGAATCCCTTTACAGTTGCGTCGATTAGCCCGTCAGCCGGGTCCCCATTCATATCCAGAAGCTCGATCATTGGTCCGAGGACTGGGTCTTTATCCAAAACACGATAGGTGAAAGCAGTACCACCACCTTGGATTATAACAGAAACCAATTTGATTGTGGTGTAGTTTTTAGTGATCGGGAGACGAATTGTTCCGCCCATGACGTTAACATCCTGAATGTCTTCACTGATGTCCACCGCGTCCACAATGGCCGTCAACTCATGGATAATGCCTCGGGTTTTACCCCCGAAAACCTTAACCTTAAATTCATAAGTTCCCGGTGTTACAGGCATATCCGTGGACACTGGTTGCCAGTTCACATCGCCATCAGGACGGATCGAAATCTCGTAACCCGAGCCCTCAAAGTCAATAATGAAGGACAGCTTACCGGATGCCGTTGTGGTGAAGGAGTCGGTATAGAGCATCTCAAAGTAAGTGCTCTCATACATATCCCCGCCGTCATAGATCAGCGCGGTAGGAACACCAGAGTAAATCTGACCACCAGTGTCGTCGGCTTTCAGAGAACCAGCATCGACAGAGCAGCCCTCCTTGGTCCCAGAGAATGTTGGGTGGTATTCAAAATCATCCACCACGTTCACGGCAACAATCGAACCAGCATCGCGGAACAGGATTGCGCTGTTGACGGAGGTAACACCGAACAGGTCAACTGGGCGAACCATGATCACACGGGCTGATGGTGGGACCAAGTTGGTGTAGAAGCTGGTGGCTGACAACAGACCTTGGTGAGGACGGGCAGCGTCGTCCCATGTTGTACGACCCGCTTGGTTGTGGTAGCGCAACTGGAAGCCGTCGAAGTCATCCGGCTCGTCACTGTAACCCCAATAGAATTCACGTTCGTTTGCACGAATCCAGTCAATGTCTTTCGGCGGAGCGAGAGGGTTGGCGACATCATAGATGTAAACCGTCGCGCTGTCCAAGTCTGTCTTCGTCCCGAGGTATGAGATACCGAGGATTTTGAATTCGTGAATGCCCGGTGGATGGTTGATGATTGTGTCACCAGCAACCAGTGTGCGTTTGATGTACGGTTGATCGCCGTTACGCAGACGAGACCAGACTTCGAATTCCTGAGTATTCGAGTAATACTTGTAGGCTCCACGGTCAAAGATCGCAGAGATCGTCAAATGGAACGCACGGTCAGGGCGAATGAAACGCTCACTGAAGGTGACGTCGATTGGGCCCGGTGGGTCGAACACGCTCGGCAGTACACCGTAAACAACAACGCCGGAGTCGGTGACGTTGTCACTGTCGTACCATTTATTGCGGTTGATGTTGATCGCCTCGATGGAGAACATATCCGGGTTACCATCTTCCTCAATTACCTTGGTCACACGGAATGGACGAGGCAAACCGATATAGACTGGGTGTTCCAATGAGAACACTGTGCGGTCAGGTAGGTTTGTTTCTGGAAGCGGAGCACCGAATTCCAAAACCGTGTTGTAGCCCTTCACTGTGTTCACAAGGTTTGTCTTCAGGTAAGTGCCATCGGCCATCGTGAAAGTGATGTCGTAGCTGACACCTGCTTCCAGATACAAAGGTGTGCGAAGAGAAATCTTGGTACGGTCTTCCAACACTTCCTTGACACGACCTGACAAGCCGTAGCCCATGTCTGGGTCAGCGATCAGAACCACGTCGAAGGGTTTGACGAACTGACCGAGGCGGTTTGTTTTGAACTGCACGATGCAGGTTTCGGTGTTCGCTGTGATCAATTTGTACTGAGCACGACGGATAGCCTCGTGCTCGTCGATACAACCAACGGCAATGAAGTCCAGAGGGATGCGACCATTCTGTCCAATCATTGTGTTGTTGGCAA